TGACAGTGTCGCCCAATAATATCTGTATCTTATTTTTACGCATCTTGCCACTGATGTGGCCCAGTATGATATGATCGTTTTCTAACTTAATTCTAAACATAGCATTGGGTAGGACTTCTTCAATTTTCCCCATCATGCTAATTTGGTCTTGTTTTGCCACTTAAACTTTTTCTCCTTTATTTGCTTTATTAGCGTTCATTTGGTACTTCCGTAAAACGGCTAAGAAAAGCTTCTTGATAACAACTAAACTCTCTACACTCGTCACAATCGAATTGACGATAGTGAACCCATTTAATATCTTCGCCGTCAGTATAGGTATTTAAAACTAGGAATCTAGATCCAGAAGCACTGCTCCAAAGACTGTTATTTTGAATCATTGTTTTTCTCCATATCGTATTGTTTAACCATTCGATATAATGGCTCCATACGTTCTTGAAATACTTCGGGTGCTTTGTCTGCGACCATTTCCATATCAAATCTAGTGGGAAAATGTCTTAGGCAATACCGAGCTTCATCTCTAACAATTTTAGGAACTCGAGGTGTATGTTCTGCACTTATTAGATTGAACAGTAGGGTGCGAGTACGCTCTATGGCGCGATATCTTTCGTCTGGCATTGTCAAATCTTTTCTCCTGCGGTAAATCCACGGAAACGTAGAAATCGTGGAAATCTCAAACTGTATGTTCCATCTTGATTTTGGGTAACAGCATCTGCTCGAACTTCAACTATTTGACCAGCAAGGCTATCACGGCTATCCCAAAAATCACTTCGATCACTATCGCTGAAACCACTACCAACATTGACCACGATATCTTTCCCGTCGTCTTGTCCGGAGCAAACCAGTGCTCCAAGCCTTCCTTCATTTCTACCAGTGCCTTCTTCAACATCCGTGACCTCCAAGCTAACTTCAATAAATGGTTTTTGTTTGAGCCAGCTGGTACTACGCTTGCACTCGTAGACAGCATCAGGATCTTTGATCATAATGCCTTCGTAGCCGTTGTCAATGGCTTCTTTGTTAAAATCTTTAAACAGTAGTTCACCCACGTATTCATCCAGGTTAACTTCAGTCTGTGGAATAATTCCAATGTTGCCTACTTTGTCAAAAGTGGCCTTGAAGTTTATAAGATATTTACTACGGCGGCGCTGACCCAGCACACTTTTACCTTGTTTAAACTCGCTCAACGGCAGGATGTCAAACAACATCAGCACAGCATCATCAGTTTTGACGTTTTCTTTGCGGTGTACTTGTTTCATCAGTGCTTGAAAGCTGGTGCTGATTACTTCACCATCCAAAACAAAACTACGTTCAAAGTCGTCAATGTGAAGTGCAAGTCCTTCTGTGATGTGTGTGAAGTTTTCTAAAACTTTGCCATTACGGGTATATTGTGTAACTGTGCGGCTTTCAATGTCCACTACTGTGAGTACACGAACTCCGTCCAATTTAGGTTCCAAGAGTTTTTTACCTGTGATTTTCTTTTCGTGATTGGCACCGTCATGTGCTAACATACATTCAAATACAGGAACAGCGCCCTTCTTAACCTTGTTAATGGTCTTTTCGCTGACACCGCAACGCAGGTCTTTGATAAGGATACGTCGATACCAATCATTCCACTGTGACTTTGTACTAGCACTCAAGGCTAATTCAATTGCAGTTCGAGCATCATCGCCTGTGAGTTGTCGTGTACGCAACAAGAAGCAGAGTTCCTTAAATGCTTCCCAAGGCAGGCCCTGTCCATCTGGACCGCCGTGTGTGGGAACTTTCTTGACGCCAAATGTAACTAGATTGTCAAGAGCTAGATTAAAGCCTTCAAACAATTCTGTATTGCCCACTTCGGCTTCAATAATAGCTTCCTTGTTCAGTCGGCTAGGATGATCTTCTAGTGTGCGGATAATGCTGTCACAATTACTCATTAGTAGGTCTCCTTGATGATGTCAAACTCCGTAGTGGGCCATTTGGCCTTGAACTCGTCAGTCTTGACGAAAGCATTGTAGTCACTGGCATTGAAAAATACTCTGCGAAACACCGCATTGAGCTTGCCCTTTTCAGTGATTGTGAGATAAACTGATTTTGCTTTGCCTGCCATTATACCGTCTCCCAATCTAAAGTTTTTACACCACACTCAGCCAGTCTATCAATGCCCTCATGTGGGCAGTAGATTTCACTCAGTGTCCAACACTCTCTGAACTCTTTAGAGCGTGCCACCGCATCGGTTGCGGTGTATAACCCGGCCTCCATCAATCTGGTAAAAATCTTTGTAGGAGCATCCAGTTCAAACACACACTCAGCAGGGTGCATTTGCAGGAACTCTACAACCAGTTCATAGGTCAAGTAGAAAGGTTCTGTGCTCATTATACCGTCTCCAAATGTTTACAACTACCACGAAAAGTAAATCCAGGACAAGTACAGGTCTTGGCATCTGGATCTACGGAATAAGTCTGGCCTTTACTGCCTTGTACTGTAATGGTATTAGATGCTACCTTAGTTTTAAAAGGATTAGGTGTAACTTCCATAAACTTACGACCACGTTTGTCAAAGCCTTTGATAGGCGTTTTAAAGTAGTAGGGAGTTTTTTCGTACTGTTTGATGTAGGCAACTAGTGTAGTGCCATCTAACAGATAGATGTGCGGGTGGAAGTCTCCGCCTGTAGTCTCTTTGAGTGCCTGCACATTACGCCTCTGATGTTTTGTTGGACATGCAGTAATTATACAGGCATTTTGGTAATCTGTCAACTAGCGGTTTTACCAATTATAACTCAATTGCGTGTATTCTAGCTGTACGATCTGCGGCTATGATCTTTACACGACTGTTAACTAAAGTAGCATAGGTCATTGTGTAGGTGTTTACTAACTTGCCCTTGTCGTTAAGCCAATGCAAATACACTTTGGAATTAGCAGGAGGAATTAATACTGCGCCGTTTGGACCGGGTGTGTATTCTATTTCTGGATTGGCTTCAATCCATTCGTTTTTTAATGCTCGGTAGTTCATGCTACACTAAAGGAACTTCCGCAGCCACAGCTTGTTTCGGCATTGGGATTTTTGATACTGAAACTGGATCCTTGTAGGTCCTCTTTGTAGTCAATGGTGGCACCTGTAAGATACTGCATACTCATTGCATCAACCAAAACTGTTGCCCCAGGGATGCCAAACTCAAAGTCATCTTCATTCTTTTGATCGTCAAAAGTAAATCCATATTGCATACCACTGCATCCGCCACCCTGTACAAATGTTCTTAATTTGAGGTCGGGATTGTTTTCTTCAGCTAGGAGATCAGTGATTTTTAATTTTGCAGATTCAGTAAGTTCAAGCATGATGTTTTTTCCTATAATCTTCTACAGCCGCTTTGATTGCGTCTTCAGCAAGAATTGAGCAGTGTATCTTAACCGGGGGTAATGCTAGTTCTTCGGCAATTTCGGAGTTTTTAATTGATCCTGCTTGGTCAAGGGTTTTTCCTTTGACCCACTCTGTAATGAGGCTCGAACTTGCAATAGCCGATCCGCAACCGTACGTTTTAAATTTCGCATCTGTAATAATACCTGTATCATGATCCACCCTTATCTGTAATTTCATTACATCACCACAGGCCGGTGCACCTACCATACCTGTACCAATAGTATCGTCAACGTCAAACTTGCCCACGTTGCGGGGGTTTTCATAGTGATCAATTACTTTATCTGAATATGCCATATAGATTCCTTGCCCTGTATTTACCCTATAAATATGAGTATGATAACTATTACAGCATTAGCAGTGGAAAAAGTCAAGCAGCAATTAGCCAAACGCGGCAAAGGGTTAGGTATCAAAGTAGGAGTCAAAACTACAGGGTGTAGCGGGCTAGCCTATACCTTAGAATACTTTGATAAACTAGATGACGAAGCACTGTATCATATAGTTGCAACTAACGATATAGCAATTGTGATAGATAAAAAAAACGAACCCTATCTTAAGGGTATGACCATAGATTGGGTTCGCAATGGACTCAATGAAGGATTTGATTTTAGTAATCCTAACGAGCGTGATCGGTGCGGTTGTGGCGAATCGTTCCGAGTTTAAGGCTTGCCGTCGTAGTCTTTGACAGCGCCGCCGTAGTGTACAGATTTAGCTTTGCGGCCTTTTAGATAGTTACCGTGACCATCTGTATGACCTTTGCCCTTTGATTGATGTGGCCGCAGTCCTTGACTTACGCAGGAGCTGTGATCGCTTCTGCCCAGTCGTTTAGGACTACGACATATCTTAGGGTCTGTTTTTTCGTTGATGAATTCGTAAGCTCGCATTAATTTATTTATTGATTTTTGTCAACATAGAATATATGATTACCTATACGAATATCTCTACGGGTGTTCTTCCAACGAGGATTAACTTTGGAAGAGTGGAACCATAGCCATTCTCCCATTTCTTCCTTGTAGTGATAATAGTCACCGCCAAGAAGCCGCTCTGCTACAGCCATGCTTTCAAGCCATCTTTGATCAGTTTCTTTAATTTTGCGAGTAACTTCGCAGACCCAGCTAAACTGGCACACAGTTCTACGATGTAACACTGTGCGTTTTTCCACGTGAGTTTCAGTTTTGCCAAACCAACCTACTTTTACCACTTTGGTAGAAATAACCTGTCGAGGTTCTACAAATACTGTCTTTTGCTTGACTACGCCGCAGATAGTTTTAGGCCATCTAGGATCTGTAGCTCTGTTTAGAGTAACCATTCCCACGGCAATTTTGCCGGCTTCTGGTTCTCCACCTGACTCAAAATAGATATTACGTGCCAAGCACATTAATTCCTTTTGGTCGACTTTACTGGTGCCATTATCGTATGCAGCCGCCACGCCACTTGATAAAAACATCAGGCCTATTACTGTGTTGACTACGATGTTAAGTAGTTTTGACATTGGTATGCCCTCCTTTTTTAAGAGTTGTAAGAATAATTAGTGTATTACTCTGGTTTTACCGAAGAAACTGGGGGATTTTTAGGTAAAACGCTAATTATAGCTGTATATAATTAGCTTGTCAAGCTAGGTTAGCTCAAATAATCTGTAACAAACTGAGTGGCGGCTGTTTGATATATAGTCATCATTTCAGCATCAGTTTCTCGATCAACACCTGCAAAAGTTTTAATTTGATTTACAGTAGTTGTAGGATCTGTCCAAAATTGTCTAAAAGGTATTTCAAGAACGTAGTCATAATCAGGTACAGTCTTTAACCACTCTTGTTCCATAATGATTACATTCTCTAAAACTTTTTCAAATACAATTTGTTGGGTGGCTGTTAGATCGCTCCATGCTGCATCAGGGTTTGGAAATATAGTAGGATGAGTCTCAAGCACACCTTTTAAAAAGGTTTCCCAGCCCAGAATTTCTTTCCTTGCAATTGATCTCGTGAAATTTTTTGCTATTGCTGTTACATCGTTAACTGTGTGTGTTAGCATTATGAATCGTGTACCAGAACGCTTTTCTTTTAATTGCTCAAATCTAGGCCACCAATACAATGTATGTACATAAGTTCCTGAACTTAAAAATTCAATGTTATCATACCAAAAATTTTCATCTACAGCCTGATAAAATTGTACGGGATTTGTGAATACATATCCTCTGTTAAAAAATACATCTCCATTGCCGTTGTCGATTACACTCCGAACTACTCTGTCCAACAGATTTACTCCGGTTCCGGGACGTCCGTGTACAAAATAAATGTTAGCAGTAGAAGCACTCATTTTTATTCCTTGTTTTCTATATTTATAGGACAAATCACAAGATGCACTCTGTCAGTTATTCCAGCGTTATAAACAAAATGCGGAAGACGAGTGTCTACTAGGTAAAAATGACTATCAGCAGGTACGTGTTGACAAAACGCTGTAGGTGCAGTAAAAGACCCCTTAGCTACGTAGGCAGCAGGATTAGTGTTGATTACTAGATGGTACCTTACTGTTTCATCATCATGCAGACTAAGTCCTGTATTAGGAATTAGTCGCATAAACCTTACTCTGCCAGGAATAAAGTTTTGGCTTTCTGCAAACTTTTCTATAATTGATCTAGTATAACTAGGAACATCAGAATTAAACTCAGTAAAATCTTCTTCAAAAAAATAGCGTTCTTTGGTAATTCTGTTCATACCGCCACCCATTGAGTCTTTCCATAAGTCTCTGTTAGTATTTTTTCTATGTGTTAATCCTATTTGATTTCCTGGTTCCCAGCTTGTTTTAGTTAAAATTTCATCTAAATCTAGGTTAACTTGATCTAAATCAACGGTAAAATCTAATTTTTTTATGAACATAAATTATTTAGTGCCTATTATCATGTAGCGAGTAAAGCTCCAGTCGGGGTATGTAAAATCCATAGACCCTTTATAAACAATATTACTCAAAGGATATTGAGCAACAAAATTGCCTAGTGTTTCTGAATGTATTACATGATCGTGATGCGGCATATTATTGCCCTGTAACACAACCCTAGTTCCTTTAGGTATACGATCAAACCATTCTTTATTTTCAAAGTGTTCTGTGCTGGTGTTAATAATTAAATCGCCAAATTGTCCTTGATAATTATTACAGTCTTGTGTAAAGGCTTTAAATTTCCAATCTTGCCATACCCAGTGTTCGTTTATCATATCAGCAACGGGCTGGCAAGAAGGATCAATATCTAAACTTCTAATCTTATCTACTTGAAATTTGCCTCTACTCAGCAACAGGAATGAAGTAATGCCATACCATCCTGCGTAGATATAGGTTAAATTGCTGGACCACTCTAGCTTTTCTAATTCTTCACAGAGCCAAATCTTGCTGCCTATTTGTCCACTACTAAATGCATCTTTGTCCACGTTCATGATATAAATGTTCCTTTAGGCGTATGTCCTACTACTCGAGTATTTGTATGTAGTATGTTTAAAAATTTAGTAAGGTATTGGTAGGACTGTTCTAGCCCAATACTGGCTATCATATAGTCTGTGGCAAATATATTAGAAATATGTACTAATGACTTTTTAATATCTAACTTAGATATTAGGCTGTAGGGATTGTTATATAGATCTGTCTGTACAAAAGTTACATTGCTGGATCGAAACTCTGCAAGGTATTGTAAAAATTTAGCCTGTCCTCCATAGTAATCAACCGTTATTTGAAAACTACTTAAAAAATTATTGTCTATTTTATTTTTATCAATAATAGATGGATTGTCGTGCCCAAACCATATGAGATGTTTTTTATCAGAGAATGTTCGTATCAACTGTTCTATGTCAGTTTCTGTCGAGGTGTATATATGTTTAATCCAGTCTAGTGATCTAGTGTTGTAGTCATAGATAACTATCTCTCCGTTAGGTACTAACGCATTAGATTTAAATATGTCAAGATACTTAAATCCGCTGGCCGGTAGAGCAACAACTTCATACTGTTGATCGTTGTTTAGTATGTTCATATTCTCACTGTTAACTACCCATATCTGATCCGTGACTCCTGTTATCAATTCTTTTATCAGTCTTTGTTGATTAAAATTAGTAACTCGTGTAGGGTCTTTATCTAATAGAGCAGAATAAAATTCTTCAGGCTGCGACTCTGGATAATAGTATGTGCGTTTATTTCTTATTGTTTGATTCCAATTAATAATTGTTAAGTCATTCTTAAATGCTTGATCGATAAAATTCCATCCTGGTTTTGCATGATATTGTAATTGTCTTTGTCCTGTGTCCTTAATCCATAACGGAGTATAGTCGTCGTGAAAGTTTTCTTTACTCCTTTCTAAAACTACTAACTCGTCAGTGCCTGAAGTCCACCTTCCAAACTTTGGACAGCCAATATTTTTCCAGTGTTTAACATTAACTAGGACAAACTGCTGATGCAGCTCATACCAATTTTCTTTCCAGTCTAATATGTGTGCGGCTGCTAGATAATTAGGATTGTCCAGTATTTCTTTTTGGATATCAAAAATAATACCGCTGTCGTAGATCCTTACACCGGAAGACATAAACAAAATATGGCTATAACCACTGTTTTCTTCTAGTCCTTGATCAATAGAATCGGCACGTAAGATATCTAGTTCTACAGAAAATTCTTTTATACGATAAGCATAGAATAACGTGTAGTCCATCATCTTATCTAATAACGATTTATAATTGCATCCTTCGCTGGGATAGATACAGATTGCAAGATTAATCTTGTTATCAAATACTCCTGGAATATTCATAGCTTACCTACTGACGATTCTATTAATTTTTCAATTGATCTATTTGTGCGGCCATGTATAATAATATGATAACGATCTTGATTAGACTCATTTACCACACAGTGTTTAATGCCTACATCTATTATAAATCCTCTCCCAGGTTTGAAAGGCACTTCTCCGTATTTCTCAAACACAAATTTACAGCCTTCCGGATGTGTTAGTGCAATATTCAAAGGTCCAAAGAATCTTCCGTCGCCGTCAGTGTGTGGCATAATATATCCTCCAGCGGCCAGTTTCATTATTCTTACTCTTGAAAAACTGTCATAGGGTAGCGAATTGATCAACGATTGGATATAAGGTGCGTACTCACAGACTTCAGTCCAACGATAATTAGGTTCTTCAGTGTATCCATAACGTTCATAATTCTCAGTCTTATCATAATCTAACCCGTGCAGGGTTAAGGCAGACCATCCTTCGTGTCCGTAGCTGTGTATTTTATCTTTGTCTCTGTGCGGAACAAAAAAGAATTGTAGTTTATCTAGTTCTTCCCGCACTCGTTCTTGATCTATGTCTAAGAATACAGGTGCCCATGGCCAGTTAGGATCTTCAGCATCTTTTGGGCGCCAATTCGCATTATTAGTTTCTAGAAATTCTGTTATAGTTTTGTTAAACATTAGTTAATTCAATCTTTTCTACTGATCTAAAGGTAGACAAAACTTGTCTGTTCCACTTTAATTTACACTTGTGATTAGAAATTAACCAATGATCTTGATTAGGATCAAAGTCTAAAAACTGCTGATCTATTATTAAACTGCCTAATAAAAAACGTCCTAGTGTTAGTTTATTAAGATCGTTAAATGGTATTTTGTTTTTTATCTCGTCAGGTAAATTTTTTATCTTGTTGTAGAAACTTTGTAGTTGTTCAGTTATATGCACTTCTGGACCAAAATTCATCCATGCTTCTGCGGCAAATCTTTGTTGTGCTTTTACCTGCTCTCGTTCAATAACTTCAAAGTCCCCATCCTTCAGTACATTCATCCAATCTTTACCTAGAGTATTATAGCCCAGATAAAGGTTACCCCATTTAAAGTCTGATTCTAAAAATAACTTATCTTCTTCGTGTATCTGTCCGTGTAGTCCTAGCGGATGTAGATCATACAATATACCAGCAGGATTTCCTAGACTACCGTTATCGTTAAGAGCGTCCTCGCACATATGAATGTACTCGTTTAGAGCAAAGAATAAGTTAATTAATTGCTGCCCAGGACCTGTAGCTTGATAGATAAGACTTTTGCCTGCGAAAGGCCTATCAAGGTATTGTTCAAACTTTTCAAATTCTTCGTGCAGATAATTTAATTTGTCTGTGTCAAATATGTCATACACAGGCAATTTAATGTGATATAACTTATTGATTGCTAACACTGTCTGTTGTAGAGATTGGAATATTTCTGGAACATCTGCTTTGGTGCGATTATTAAAAACAGAATGAATCTTACACTGAGGATTGACTAGATTCTTCTCAGTAAGTGTAATCCATTTGTCTGTAAGAAAAGTATCAAATAATCTGTATTTGAGTATATGAATTTTTTGATCTTTGTCTTTAATATGGACTACAAGTTTAGACATTCTTAATCCAGTTAATTTCTTCTTCAGAATATTTGTAAAGATAATATGAATGGTTGACTGCTTGATGTACACTGTCAACTGATACAATAATATTATTAAATTTTTCTTTACATATTTTGTAAAATTCTTGTGCTGTTTCTAAATTGCCAGGGTCACACATTATTCTAACACTGACCCAATTAGGGTCTCCAATACCGGGAGCACTAAGATTCTTTCTTCTAACATCAGTTGCTGCCTGTATACTTTTAATAAACTTATCTGTTCCGTATTGTTTAACATAATTCAAATGAATACTAAAACAGATATCGCTATATTCTGCAAGTTCTCTATAGTAGTTTTCATTGTGACTTCCATTAGTTGTAGTCATTACTAGGTGTCCGTCTTTCTTAAGACGTTTAACAAACGGAAGATAGTCTTTATAGACAGTTGGTTCTCCGCCAGTAAAACTAAACTTAGTTTTCTCTCCGTTGATCCAAGGTAAAAGATTATTGTAAGCAGTTTCTAATTGAACATAGGTTTTATGTTCTTCAAAGTTATTATGTACATTAGAAGGGCAATACCAACAATCAAAGTTGCAGCGTCTACCTATGTCCCATGATACAAATTTGAAAAGATTATTGGTATTTGAATACACTACTACTGGATCAACTTTGGAGTGTTTAATATTTAATTTTTTATTGTTAACAACCGAATTAGGAAAATGTTCTTCAATTAGCTCTATAGTTTTTGCTTTAGGTACTGCCATGTCTGCACCACATGAGCACAAATTGCGGGGGCATTGAATCCAATTCTTTTCTAAAGGAAATTGGTCAGTGTATATATTACCTAGTCGTCCTCCTACCTTGCAAACTCCTTTAAATATGTCTCCATCAAAGAAAATATATAGATATCTAATACCTATACCACAATACCAATCTTTCCATTTGTTTAGTTCTGAGGAATGAACAAATTCAACGCTGTGAGTTGAATAGTTTAGATCGTTGTCAACGAAAAAGAGATTGTCATTATCCAGAGGTTCTAACATTTATAATATCTTTAAAGAACGAATTATCTGTGCCGCGTAATTGATCTAGTTTATCAATATATTCAATTGTTTGATCAAATATATTGCTCCAATCTTCACTGTTCATAAAATCAATAATTTTTAACATGCGTTGAATACTAGGATTATCTGTATTATCTCTTGCAAATTTATAAAGTTTTTCTGATACTTTATTTTTAATTTCTTTAGGTAATGCTTTAACGCAGAGATATTTTGGATAGTGAAGGATACCAGGATGAAATGTCCCATCTAAATTAACTCGACTAATTTTTTTAAAGTTCTGTACTGCTAACCAATTAACTAGTTCTGGTAAGAAGAATATGTTTAATATCTGTACTGTACAAAGAATTTTTACTTCTATCATGGAAGGAGTATTATCGTATAGTTCTAGATTTTTTCTTATAGTTTCCCAATCTGAAGGATAGCGTATATAGTCGTTTACTTCTTTGGCACCATCAATGCTAATCATAATATCAACAAATTTAAATTTAGTCCACAGTTCAACAACTTCTTTATCATAGATACTGCCGTTGGTATGATAACGAAGTTCGATATGTGTTGATTCACCCGTTGCAACTAATTTTTCTAATATCTCTTTGTGTTCTTTAATATACAAAGGTTCACCACCACCAAATATTATATGACGGATATCTTTAGCAGACTCATAAAAATCTTTTAGAAATGTTTCATTCTTATACCATTCAAAGTTATTGGTTGAATAGTTTTCAATTTTGTGTTTCCAATCCCATTTAGCGTCTGTTTTCAATTCTTCTTTTAAAATAGTAGCATGTTTGACCCATTTACTACTATCAATTGGCCTGCACATAACACACTGTAGATTGCAAGTGTTACCTAATCTTAAATCTAAAGTGATCCATTTACTTGCTAGACTGCCGTCACTTTTAGTTTCATTTATTAAATCAGTTATATAATCATCGCCAAGTTTATTTTTCCAAATATGATTTTCAATCTGTCTATGGCTATACATTCCTATTTCTTCTAACTTATAACAGGCGCCGCACTCTTTTACCTTTGCTCCGACCATCATTAATCTTCTAGCCTGTCGAAAATGACTGCTGTTCCATATTTCTTCCGGGCTCATTGTGTTAAAATTAAGTTCTTTTCGAGAATTTGCTACACAGCAAAGCAAGGCAGAACCGTCAGTGTATGATGCCATATGAGTCCACGGCAATATGCAAAATGTTTTTGTTCTTTCAGTCATTTAATAATTTTGCTAACTTAGGATTTACTAATTCTAGATTTTGATTTCTTTCTTTATCTAATATTTTAGTATAAGATCGTAGACGATCAATTTGCTCTTTCCAATCTTTTGATCTTCCGTTGTTAGTCAGTAGTCCGATTATCCCATCAATACTATTGACGGTTAGTTCGGGAGATCGTTTGTTTATTTTAGTATTTTTGTATTCAATCAACAAATCGGCGGCTTGTTTCATCATATCTTCAGGTAGAATATCTACTTTTAAAAATTCAGGATGTATGTTAATTAAAAAATCAACAAAGATATGTTTTTTATATTTTTGTTGTATATCGTCTACCCAATTAAGTATATTAACTAAATCAAATACATTGTAAGTCTGTACTGTAGGAGTAATACCAAGATGCACGTTTGACATCTGTGCCAGTTTCTCAATGTTTGCACTAATTTGCAGCCATTTACTAGGAGCACGAATATAATCATTCATTTCTCCTATGCCGTCAATACTGGCATTTATGTAGACATTGTCAAATTGTTGAATTAGAGCAGTGAATTTTTTGTTAACATTGGTGCAATTTGTATTAAAGAATAACACAATATCTTTTCTACCTTGTTTGATACATTCTTCCATGAACTTAAAGTTGTTTTCAATTAAAGTAGGTTCTCCGCCTGTCATATAGACTTTGTGTAGTTTGGGAATTAATTCAATGATCTGATCCCATAAAATATCATCTTCAAAAAATTGTTGTACATCTAGAAATTGTTTATTGAAATGACCAAAAGATTTTTCCCATACTAATTTGTATTCTTTGTCTCGGGTTTCTAAATCAAGATGTTCTTTAGCGATTTGACTACTATTCCACGGACTGCACATTCTACATTTTAAGTTGCATAGATTACCTAATCTTAAGTCAAGGTAAGCAATACTATAATCAAGCTCGCCGTTCTTAAGTATTGCCTTATCCATTAATTTATAAAGATGGTCTTTACCTAGTTTGCCTGCCCATTCATCATTGGATTGTTGCCTGTTGCTTTTTCTTCCGCTGTCTTCTTGTAAGTAACAGACTTCACAACCAGAAACTTTATTGCCAGAGATCATGTCAATTCTAATTTGTTTTAATCTGCTGCTATTCCACAAGAGTTTAAAGTCGTCTCGTACTGTGGCTATCGACCCGTCTTCGTTATGCAGAACATTAGTGCCTTTCTTCATCATACAACAAGGTTTTACAGTTGCATCCGGATTGACCATTAAGCCAACAAAAGGTATGGCACAAAATGTTGGCATTATTTCTGTAATTGCCTGATCAAATGTTTGCATTTGGATATGTCTCCGTAAATTTTAATTTTAACCAATCTCTATTGTTTATCATTGCTAATGCTTCTTTATCATCTTGATTTAACAGACCGTATTTTAATCCAAAAGCTGCTCCTTCGAGACAAAATTTTCCGTAGGGTTTATCTTTCCCTATGGTTTTCCATGCAATGATTCTAATATTGTCAGCCTCATCAACATTTCCATTCTTTATAGCTCCAGACATTAATTTAGTGCATTCTCTTACTGCACTTCGCCATGTACTAAAAGGGTCGGCATTGAATGCAGTAATGTTGCTAATTTTAGAAATAACATTAACATCACCTAAAGATGTTGTCATGTCAATTGTATTCTCATTCGCATTTAATATTAGTTTTTTTGGAAACAGTTTTATTCCGCCATAGCCGTATTCCAAATCATTAATCGGATTTTTACTTTTCCAAATATAAATTTTATCTCTATCAAATAGCCCAGGTTGAAAATCAAACTTCCATCCGTCAACAATATAAGAATCACCGTCGACAACATAGAACATGTCAGTCTTGGCTAATTCTGCTGCTGCTTTATGAGCACGGTGTATTCCTTTTATTCCTTGTATTCTTTTTGCTCTAGGGGCAAATTCTAATAGACGTTTAAAGTTTTCGTCCGCGTTGGGTTCATCGTAGCTAATAAAGATAATATCAAAATAACAGGCAGTGTTTAAATCGTAATTTCTTTTAGACCAGCCAGACTGCGGGGTCCAATTTTTAGGAAATTTCTTTATGAACCAATGTAATTCATTGTTCCATGTGCTTTCCCAAACTATTACTTTTTTTGAATCAACATTAATATCGGCATAGTTTAATACCCAGTCATCGAATATAGGATTGACCATAACGACATCTTCTACTGAAGTATCTTGAACTTGGGAAGCTAGTTTATATAGTCGTTCGTCATAAGATTTTGGGTCTTCGTCCCATCTAACCGTTGCAACATATTTTTTATCAATAATTTTCATATATCAATTATATCCCATGTAATTTCTTTTTCTGTTAATGCAGTGTGTGTTCTTGGGGGATTAGTCCATACTTCTTTAAAAAAGAGGCTTTGTTTATTGTCTAGGTCTGCAACTGGCAATAATAATTTTGATCTAATTTTATTCCCTAGCTCAAAAATCCTTAATTTTAACAAATCATCACTACACCCTAGCACATTCTCTTGCCAATAACGATTAAGGTATTCAAAATCTCTTACTTGTATATAATCCCAATCAGTACAGTTAGTCATATAACATCCTAATCTTGCACCGTAGATACTCCAAAGACCGTTTTCAATATCAGCACCTACACTACACCACATTAGTAGTCGTTGATAGTTACGTTTACCTAATTGACGTTTTGGATTTATTAGTTCCTGTCGTTGACCCTGGTCCAACGACATCTTTACACCTTCTCGAAAGCCTGCTCGCCATGCCTGTAATGGACTAGCATTATTGTATACAACTGAATATGCTTCTGCCATTTGAGTATAATTGTCTTGCCAACAAAAGTCAACTTGATTGGTGTTGTTTTCTGCATCTTCGTGTGTTTTCATGTTGAGTACAAATTCTCTTGTCCAACATTTTAATCCACCATTGCCATAAACTAATCCGTTAATAATATTTTTGCCTGCCCAACTCAATTGGGTTTTGTCTTTCTTTGGAAGTTTGTCAAGATCAATCTCTAAATCAAAGAATTTTGGATCTACGATATTATCAGCGTCTACTGTTATAAAATATTCTGTATCTGATAAACGAGCACAGGTCTTATGTGCTGCATCACTGCCTTTAACTCCGTGAACACGTTTAGCCCAGGGTGCTTTGTTTACTAGGTCTGCATAGTTACGTTCGGCATTGGGCTCGTCATAACTTAAAAATATGCAGTCAACCTCAGCTAGATTTAATTTCATGGTTATAACTTTTAAATATTTTATTTGTGTAGAAACAAAAATTATTGTTTCCTAAATAATCAAACTTTGCTATTTGATTATTAAAATCTTCGTGAGTTAATGCCTTAGACCATAATATAAGATAAGGATCCTTATCTAAACAGGCTGCTAGATATAATTTTTTATGTTTAAAATTGCTGTCTTGCTGCCACCAATAAAACATTCTTTCGTCAATAGTAATCTGTACAGTCTTGTCTAAGATATTTTGCGTAATTACAACATCAGAGTCCTCTTTATTTTCGTTGATTAAATGCACTCTATCTTTTATTGATACCGTGGTAACATTAGTGGTTGTCTTGGGTTGTATAAATCCTGTATTTGGTGCTGCACCAACAATTACTTTATATCTTAATAATTTTTCTTTTCCAAGAAAAATATCCATGGCTAGTTGATCGTCAGTATTAATATAAGGATCTGTACGATTAGAATCTAGTATTCCAGACATACCTACTATGTTTCCGTTTTCTGAGTTATAGTAGACTATCATAAGAAATCCTTCTGTACATAATGCAGTACTCCAGATTGCAGATAAGGACCTAGTTTAATACCTTGACTAGTATTGTATCTATTTAAAACAGTGTCCCAAGGCTCGCTAGGTGTTCGCCATCCTTGGCATCCGCCTTTCATATGTGTAAATGTTGGAAAGTCTGCTGATGTAGTTACTTCAGATTCAATGTCTAATATTTTAACAGCCATGGCCATGGCTAGATCAATGCTGGGAAATAGTTGTCGAGACTCTGGAGCATATCTAACACTCCATGCATTCCAATTTGTCACTATTGATGTTAATAGATTAAAGAATATTTTGTTCTGTTGAGTCTTTTTAAAATATGTAAATGCGGAATAAGTGTTAGGCATGTTATTTGCTGCAAAGGCTTTTCTATAAGGATTAACATTGACCCAATCATCTCTGTATGTTTTTACTTTACTAGTAATTAACATATCGTATTTGCTCATCATATCCCACCAACCGCTTACATCGCTAAGGAATAACATGTCTGCATCTAATATCACAGTTTCATCGTATGGTGACAAATCATAGAACTGACAACGATTATGTATCTTCCATTTGTCATCTCCAGACATATCAGTTGGCAGCTCGATAAAATCATCTACAGCAGAATGTTCAGTGACATCAACATCACAGTCTACAATGATACTGATATTGTTTACCGTCGACTGCGTTTTCTTAATGCTTTTAGCCAAAGCAATAGCCATGTCTAGATAGTCACCTTGAGCCATTACTAGATATCCGCGACTCATTATGCAACTCCTAATTTTATTCTATTAACCAAATCAAATTTGTTCATAACGTGTACGTCTAGTTCTTTAATCTTGCATAAGCCTTTCTTGGTTAAGAACTTAGTTGAATTCTCATTGAGTTCTAGGAGTCTATCTTCATAGTTACTATGATGTATATTCCAAGGAATAGTATCAATCCATTTGTTATTGGCTGTGCCACCAAGACTGTGTATCGCTACAGACCAAATAAAATCGTTTCTTACAGGACCGTCGTAAAGATCATACACATGCTTGAACCAATTGTAGTTTTCTTTTATATATCTACAATGATCAAAGAACAGTTTTGTAGTATCTGTCTTTTTAAAATAAAACACAGTGGCCCAGAAGAATTTAACTGACTTGTCATTTACCCAAGTAAACTCAAGATCCTTAACACCGTATAGATCAGTACTGTAATCACAGGCTAATATGTCTGATTTGTGTCCCCATAGTTTGTTTAATTGGTTGCTTTGGATTACAACATCAGTATCTATTACTATAGTTTCATCATAAGGAGTTATATCCCATGCATCGATTCGATTTAAATTATGGAATGTTAACTGCCTATCAACGTATCTTTTAGTCTGTGTCGCTGAACTTTCTTCAAAAAAGATTTTATCAAAACTCAAGGTCCAGTCAGGTATTAGATTATCAAGTTTATGTTTTGTTATTTGATCAGTGACTAGGCTAACAGACTTGTTCAAATATTTTTGTATTCTTCTAGCTGTCCATAGCGCCATCAGCCCATAGTCAACTTCTTCGTTATTATAGGCAAAGAGTAAAAATCCCTGTGTCATAGATCTGTAAGAGATTTAACACTTCGTTGTGTACGTAACTTAGCGAACTCTTCTCCGTATTTTACCAGTGCCTGCTGATAAATTGATTGTGCTTCTGCTAAAAATGTCACAGGATTTTCAATATGTGTTGGGTTGCCGTTGACATCAATAAACCAATTACTGTTTGAATCAAATGAACCTAACCACTCTTGAGTTATTTTAAATAGTCCGCCATTACTTGCTATCAACGTGTCTGATTCAAACTTTTCTTTGAGTAGTCTACGCTGTTGATTAATAGTAGTTTGGTATTGAGCAAAGCTCAGGGCAGATTCTAAATGTTGATCGATGTTTTCCATACTGTTAATTATCAGTAATTAACAGGCTAAACTATTGATCTTGATTACCAGTTAGATGTATTTGAAGGAGTCGGAGATGTCACTGTAATGGCAGATTGACTGAAGTATCGTGTGATACTGGCGGCGGCATCTGTATTAACATTTTCGTCCTGTGCCGGGCCGGTGCCTGTTTGATCACCAACGTCGGCATCATTAAGAATAACACTGATAGTTAATACTGTGGTGCTGGTTTTAGTTATGTTGATTTGGCAATAGTTTTCTAAGTATTGTGCAGCGTTACCATATTCAGTAACAGAAATATTTGTGCCAGCATCCCACTGTGTGTTGCCGTAGGTCTGTGTAGCAATGGCGTTTAAAATATTGTTAGCCCAATCTGTATCTTTAGCACTGGGACTGCTTGCAGGGGCTGTGCCAGATACATCAACAACAAAATAACCGCCGGCATTGAAATAATAATTTGCAGAAGCAGCATCTGGCCAGGTAAAAGTATAGGTCCAAGTATGAGCACCATTCCAGGCCGCTGTTAGAGATGTACTTAGAGCGGCACTGCCTAGTTGTGTGGCTGCAAAGACAGTATTTTTATTAGTCTCGCAATAGTCTGCCGCTGTTTTGTAAGCGTTCCAGTCATCTTTATAAATTATACCGCCAGTGGCTAAGTCGTTGATAGCACTGTTTCCGCCTGTGATATGCGTGTAGGCTTTGTTGATATCGGCACGTAACAAATCCATTTGTGCTGCCGAGATAGTAGTACCTTGACTAACTGCTGAACTAGTTACCGCATTTCCATAATAGGTGCTGACTACTCCGTCTATCACAGATTTGATAGCGTTGTAGTCTTGATAATATATTGTGTCGCCCGTTACTTTGGGGAATACGCCTGCTCCAGCCATTGTGAGTTCCTAAATTAACTATCAACTATTTAGTCAATCAATTAGTCCTTGACCAGGTCGTGTCCGAAGGCAAACTGTCCTATATGGTTTAATTGTCTACTGAGTATATCGTCAACCCAGATTTCATGTCCTTGTTGGCGTGCAGACATGCAGAAATTAATGTCTTCTCCTAGATAATCATCAGCTTCTGGCTGATAAGTTGTAGGGAACCAAGGTTTTGAGATACTGTCAAACACTGTCATTTCTGTCAGCATACAGCCCATACCAATACCTTCAACTTTGATCAATTCGTTTTCCACAGGCTGATTCTTACTGTGTTTGAGATAACTATCCCAACGTCCTAGTTCTGTGTAGGCCACAGTTTTATAAGGCAGTTGTCTAGTAACATAATTGCCTGCTACGATGGGTTTTTTATGTTCTAACAGTTTGTAGGCTGTGTAAAACGGAAAGCTCATGTCGCTGTCCAACCAAAGTATATGTGTGGCTGCAAGGCTACGGGCAGACTCTACTAAACTTTCACGCTGATGACTTAGTACAGTGCTCATGTTATAAAATACACGAGTTTCTATACCTTTTTGCCAGTTATAGTTTAATAGGCTATGTAGATTATGTGAAAATATAGTGTGTATCATGTCTCTGCAAGGCACACAGATTGCCATTCTAATTTTACTGTAATCTAAAGGTTCTGAATCCTTCTTAAGTTCAATTAAAGGCTTTCTAGATTTCTTAGCGGGCTTTGCAGACTCAGCAACAATATTTTTTGACTCTTCTGCTGTGATCACTTTTTCAACAACTGGTGTTGGCTTTACTGCGGGTTTTTGCCCCCGTAGGGCGGAGTTCATTAGGCTCATCGTGGCTGTCCTTCAGGTAGTGAATCTGCATTATACCCTTGATCTTCTTCAACTTCACGTGTAACTGTGTTGATCACATGCATGATTGTTCCACAAGTTTCTGCAAATTTACGATATTGTGCTTCGGGCAACAGTACAGCACGACCCATGACATCTTTACTGGCGCGGCCATGAGTTAATAGATCCACAGCACATTGACGACCTAGGTCTTCAGCCCAGAAGTCTGCTTCACCTTCCTCTAGTTTAGCTAGCTCTGAACGAATTTCTTCTTCAGTGTGTTGATTTAACCAAGCGTCAATACGACCACATTCAATTAGCATTTCTTGTTGATCTGTGCGATTGGTATGGCTGGCCAGATTCATATCGTCTAGGGCATCTTGTAGCTCTCTACGACGATTGAGTAGGCTTAATATTGCACGAGGTTTGTGTATGCCAAAACTTTCAATGATAAAGTTATCAAACTCCCATTGGCTTTGGCGTGTTGAAACGGTTTTTAAAATTTCACGAATATCCACGATAGAACTCCTTTGGAGTATTTAACTACCTAGATAATTGATTTTGCAGTTTTTGATTAGTAAGTGTGGGGATATAAACGTCCACCAAAACTACTGCTCAAAGCAACAGTACTGCCTCCAAGTCCGTAGTAGGCACCACAGTTTGCTCTCAGCTGAGCTTGGGATCCTAGGCCATTATTACTAATAGCACGCCAGGTTCTACCTAGCTCTCTGTTGCTACCTGTTGCTGAGAAAAAACCTGCCATTTGTTACTCCGTTATCTAACGAATATTTATCTAATAAATATTTGCATGACCAAGAATCAATTACTACAACGACTGCGAGAGGATCTAGAAGAATTGGATCACGCTATGATGCATGAAGAATCTGAAGAATTGCAAATAGCACGTATGAATTTGCAGGGTCGTATTCAAGAGCTTGAACTTGAACTGTTAGAAAATTGACATGATACCTCGTGATCGCTCAGACGGACAGCATTTTCTAGCACTGTATACGTTCAGCGATCAACCCTATGAGCCCAGTCTGCATTGGAATACCAATCGAGGGTGGGTTCAAGACCCGTTACATGTCGCACCCAAAAAGCACTACGAAAATGATCACAGGCCTAAGTCTCGGCCATTCATTCTGGATACTACGTTGACTTCTCCGGTGATGATCTCGTAGATTGCCCGCCAGTTTTTAACCTTGCGGATATAAGGGGTAGGGGTATTCATATTATGCCCGTGTTCCATAATTAGGCTGTTTAGGCCCAGGGCTCGCCCACATTCGGCGTTTTCAACCTTGTCTTCAATCCAGTATAGCCCAGATCCCCTGTAGGGTTCCAGTGCATCATCCTTGTCCGACCCTGTGGGTAGACAGACTAGTTTAGTAAAAGTGTTTTTACCAAACAGTTTCTGTAGATTCATCTCACGTAGGCGTTGGGCATTGCGATCAGTGCTGAGGCTAGTGATACAGTGGAACTCGTATCCATGCTCCTCATGTAGGCGTTTAACATAGTACACGCTGTCTCGCAATGGGGGTAGAAACCCTATAGCGGCAGATTCGTTAAACAAGCATGTAAATTTTTTAGCATCTGACTCATTTAAATTTTCAAACTGATCATTGATTTTATAGTAGTCTTTTGCGTTTGGTCGTTGCATATAACCACGTTCCTGCATCCAAATATTGAATGCCCACTCCCAGTCTAGTAGAACACCGTCTGCGTCTGTGAGTATAATTTTATCTGTCATTATTTACTTCCTTGTTTAATTGTTGTTAGCTCAGTCATAGTTAGACCATTTCATCAATGTTTTGACCCTTGTCCGGATCCTGAGCTTTGGTTATTCGCACTATCTCATCTTGGCGTTGTTCAATAGCCTTGAGCTGTTGTTGTTTGATTTGAGCCTGTTGGGTAAGACGTTGTTGCTCAATTCTATAGGCTATCCCGGGGTCTATTTTACCTGTTTTCATTGTTAATTCCTAGACGATCCAAGATAAACCGTTCAAGACTGGGCTCAGTGCGAGTCTCACCAAACAACCAAATACAGTCCTGCACAATCAACTGGGCAAACTTTTTAGGATCATCAATGGTATACTGGGGCCAAGTGTGCTGATTGCCCGTGTCATAATGACCCCCAGCCTTGGACCAAAGTTCTCGAATTCGTCCGTTCATTTTTCAATCCTTACGCATCGCATATTTACATATCCTGTTTTACCCTTGGCATCGGCAGCAAATGCCTGAATGGCCTGTTGACATTTCCAATAGGTATTGAATTCCATAGTGGGGATCACTGTATTGGTAAAATGCCCATTACTGTTTAATACAATCAAAACAAATACAATGGTGTTCATTCTTCAACTCCAAAATATTACTTGCCCAAGTAGTAAACAACTACCGTGGGACCAATTACACACACAAGGGCCAATAGTTCAATCATTCTTCAACTCCGAAATGTTCTTTGATCGTTTTAGCACACTCTCTTTGTCCTTCACGGACTGCTTCATTTGCCTTGACACTATCTAACCAATCACTGCATGTGTCAGCACGATGATTGATAATA